GTGCCCTACAATTTGTCGATTTCACGCGATGATGGAAATGCCCTCGAGCTCACGGTCGGAGCTGGCGAGGTCGTTTTTTTGCTTGGTGCCAACGGCACGGGCAAATCGAGCTTGATGCATCGCTTCTATAGCGCGCACCACTCTCATGCTCGGAGGATTACAGCGCATCGCCAGACTTGGTTCGAATCCAACGCAATTACATTGTCCCCTCAGGAGAGACAGCGTACCGAAATCAACATTCAGGCACACGACAACCAACCGCAAGCCAGGTGGAAAGAGGACTACGCGCCTACGCGCGCCAGCATTGCCATTTACGATTTGGTGGACGCTGAAAACGTCCGGGCACGCGAGATTACAAGCGCCGTTGACAACGACGATTTTGATCTTGCGAAGGAGCTGCGGAAAAAGGATGCGCCGATCAAGATCATCAATGAGCTTCTCAGGCTATCCAACATCCCGGTGACGATTGCGATCCACGAGAATGCGCAGGTTGTTGCCAGCAAGAGCGGGAGCGCCCCATACAGCATCGCCGAGCTCTCAGATGGAGAGCGGAACGCGCTCCTTATTGCGGCAAACGTCCTCACGGCCAAACAAGGCACGCTCTTGCTTATCGACGAGCCCGAGCGGCACCTTCATCGCTCGATCATTTCTCCACTGCTCACGGAGCTGTTTACCAAGCGACCAGATTGCGCATTTGTCGTTTCAACGCACGACGTCATGCTGCCTCTCGACAACCCGAACGCGCGCACGCTGCTGATTCGTGGGTGCACATATAACGGCTCAGCGGTGACGGCGTGGGATGCCGATGTCGTGGCGCCTGGTTCGGAGGTCGATGACGATCTCAAGAGAGAAATACTCGGTGCTAGACGAAGGATTCTCTTCGTCGAGGGCACGGAAAAGAGCCTCGACAAGCCGCTATACAGCTTGTTGTTTCCCGAGGTGTCCATCATTGCCAAGGGCGGCTGCCGCGATGTGGAGCGTGCGGTTATTAGTATCCGCGATGCTGATGGGCTCCACTGGCTAGATGCATTCGGCCTTGTGGATAACGATCGCCGCCCTCCAGCCGAAATCAATCGCTTAAAGGACGGTGGGGTGTATGCGACGGCGGTATTCTCTGTGGAGGGCGTTTACTATCACCCCGAGGTTCAGCGGCGAGTTGCAGAGCGACACGCAAGTACGACCGGCAACGACTTCAATAAGTGTGTTGCCGAAGCGAAGTCGGCGGCGATTGCGGCGGTCACCCCTCACGTCCAACGGCTCAGCGAGCGCATAGCGGAAAAGTTGGTTCGCGAGGAGTTCTTCAGCCACATCCCCAATAAGGATCAAATCTCCGCTGCCGCCCCGGTGAATATCTCGATCGACGTGCCGAAGATCGTCGGAGAAGAACGCACACGCCTTCAGGAAGCCATCGAGGCAGGCGATCTGACGATCATTGTGTCGCGCTATCCTGTCCGTGAAACGCCGGCTCTGGACACGATTGCGCGAAAGCTGGGCTTCCAAGATCGCGATCAGTATGAAGGCGCAGTGCGCAAGCTCCTGATGGATGAGCCCGAAGTGTTGACATTCGTCAGATCGCTTTTCGGCACCCTAGCCGCCGATATCGCGGCAGGTGCAAGCAAGCCTGGAACGAGTGTGACGGACACAGCGCCCGCAAAGGTCGCCTGACTTTTACGCCGCGGCGGTCGCCACCCCGTCAAGCCGCACGCGCACGATGGTCGCGCCGTTGCCGGCCGCCTCGATGGCGGTGCCGATCGGATAGCGGCCGGTGCCGGGGATGTTGACCTGCTTGGCGGCGTCGTCCCAGGCCACCGGATCGCCGGCAGCAATCACGGCGCTCGCGAGCTTCGGCAAATCGAAGACGCCGGTGATCGCGATCGTCACGGTCTCGCCGACCGCCGCGGTCTTGCTCGCAACGCCGAACAAGGCGCCGATCACGACGCCGTCGCCCGAAGTGACGCCGCCGGCCGGCGCGGCAACGGTGATCATGCGGCCTTCCTGAATGTAGTTCTTCATCGTCATGTTCCTTTCGATGAGCTGATGCGAACCTGGCTGACGCGCGGCGCGGACGCCGCGGCGATGCGCCGGTCGAGGTCGTCGAGCGCCGCGGCCATCTCGGCATCGCTCGCATAGGTGACGCGGCGGCCCTCGTATTCGACCGTGCGCACGCCCGCGAAGCGCGCTTTCAAGAGCTTCTCGCGCATGGCTTCGAGTTCGGGGACGCTGGCCATCACGCGCCGTCGTTCGCGTACCAGCCGCGCCAATCGATGAAGCCGGCGCCGAAATCGAGGATCACGCGGATTTCGACACCATCGACATCCCAGCCGGCCTTGGTCTCAATCTGCGGGCCTTCGCCGCCGGCGAGATAGGCGTATTCGAGCCCGTCGATCTCGGCCGGATCGGCGCTGACGTACCAGCGCGTCGCGCTCGATAGCCGCGGCTCGACCACCATCGACAGCGACCCCGAGAACGGGTTCACGTCCGCCGCCTTTGCCGCGGCAATCGTCGCAAGCCACTTCTCGGCCACCGTCTCCTGCGCCGGCGGCACGAGCAGGTATTTCGGGCTGGCGCTGATCGGCTGGCCGGACAAGCCCGTCTGGCTGCGCATGGCAAGCCGCGCGGCGGACAACGTATCGTCGGCGATGGCGCCGCCGCTCGCGGCCTTGTTGCCGTGGTCGGCATGGAAGAGCGCCTTGCCGTCGTTCATGGTCGGCCCGTTGCCCGAAGGGCCTTCGAGAAGATCGACGAGGAGCCGCGCTTCGGTTTCGGCCGCGGCCTGGCCGAGGCGCCGGGCAAGATCGGCAAAAGCACCGAGGTCGTCGTTGACGAGCACCTGGCGCGTGACGCCGATCTTGCGCGCGAAGGTCTCGACCTTGTAGGCCTCCTTCGCCTCGGCCATGGTGCCCGCGCGAATCTCGCCGTGCTCGTCGAGCTTTTCGAGCATCGGCGCCTCGCCGAGCATGATCTTGTTCACGGTGCGGAAGTCGCGCGCGGTGGTCTGGCGACCAAGCCGGCGGATGCCCGCGGGCGCTGCCTGATAGGCGGCGCGCAAGGTGCGGCCGATGGTGTCGCCCACGATGAGCGGGAAGTCGCTCGTCGTATGCAGCGCCCGCGTGACGATGGTCGCCGGTGAAAGGCCGGTGACGGAATGGCCGCGCAGAACCAGGAGCTCGCGCGCCATCTCGGCACAGGTGGCATAGGCATAGCGCCGCGCCGGCTCGGAAAGCTGGTGTTGCGGATTGATGCGGGCATAGAGCGCTTCGCCCATGTGCCGGGCGCGCACGGTCGGATCGTCGTGGCTGTCGCCAGCTTCGACGCGAACCTGCTCGGTGCGGATGTTGCCGCCGCCGCGTGCGGCCAAGGCCTCGAAGGCCGCGCGGCGCGCTTCGTCGGCGGTTGCCCCGTTGTCGATCAGCCCGTCCGCGAACTCGGTGCCGAGCCCAGCAATGCGGGCGATGGAACGGATTTCAGCATTGATGGCCGCGCGCGTCTCGATTTGGTCGGCGGGCGGGCTTTCCGGCGCATCGGCCGGCGCGTTCTCTATCTCGGGCATGGTGCCTCCTTGGCGAATGGTCGCGCCGGGATCGGCCGGCGTCGGAACGAGGGAGATTTCAATGGGCGTCCAGGCGACGGCGGTGCGGACGCGCTCGCCGGTCGCGGGATCGGCGTCGTCGCGCCAGCGCTCGACCGTGTAGCCGACCGAGACATGGCGCAGGATGCCGGCCATCACGTCCTGCCAGATCGGCTCGACCTCGGGCCGGGCCGAGAACTGCAAGACGGCGGTGCCCTGTCGGCCATCGACGCGGGCGTCGCGCACGGTGCCAAGCACATCGCGCACGGCGCTTTGTCGGTGTGCATCGAGGACGGACGCGCCGATCAGGCGCGACACGTCAACCGCAGAAGGATCGAGCGACAACCGTTCGAGATAGGCGCCGGCGGCATCGCGCCGGCGCACGGCAGCGCCGGTGGTCCACACCGCCTCGACGGTGCGGGCCTCCGCATCGGCGCTCTGCGGCGCAAGCGTTTCGCGGCGGATAAAAAGCTCAGGCATCGGCCATCTCCTTTGCCGGCACCTGAACCGCATGGTCGAAGGAAAACCCGAGCCGCTCCTCGCGGGCGCGATCGGCGGCGATCGCCGCGTCCACTTCCTCGATGTCGTAGCCGCGCTCGGCGATCGATTGGCTGCGGCTCTTGAGCCCCGCGCGGATTTGCTCGATTTCGGCGCGCGCGTCTTTCAGCGGATCGACCCAATCCCATTTCGGCGGGAGCCATTCGACGGCGAGGAAGGCGGCGGGATCGCGATCGAAGCCGCGCGCGTCGATCGCGCCCGACAGCGCGGCGAGCCGCACAAAGCGTTCCCACACCGGCCGGCAGAACTGGAAGACGATGACCGCGTATTGCAGCTGCTCGATGCGTCGGCGAAATTCGAGGAGGCCGGCGCGGATCGAAGAATAGGAGACGCCTTCGAGGTCGCCGGAAACGAGCTCGTAGGGCACGCCAAGCCCGGAGGCGATGGCGCGGAGATGGTTCTTGACGAAGGCTCCGTAATCGCCGGGATCGGCCGGGTCGGAGAACTGGATATCGGCGCCGGGCGGCAGCGGAATGAGGCTTCCAGGCTCCATACCGACATTGAGTACACCGTTGACCGCGGTGCCGTTGTTGAGGCCGGCGACCGTTCCGTCCGGATCGCGGATGAAGCCGGTGAACAGCGCCGCGACCTTCGCCTTCACCAGCGCCGCGTCCTCGTACTGGTCGAGTTCGTGCAGGCGAAGCAGGATCGGCGCGAGCCAGGTGATGCCGCGCAACTGCCCGGGCACGAGCGGCTGAGAGATGCAGCATGTCGGCCGCGGGCACGCGCACGGTATCGAGCGCCATCGGCGCGAGCGCATCGCCCGGGCGATCGCGATAGCAATGATAGGCGACGCGCCGGCCGGCGGCGTCGAACTCGATGCCGGCGCGGATGCGTGTGCCGGCGCCGACCTCCCGATGCAGCTCGGTCGGAACCTGCTCGCGGTCGAGGATATCGACGGCGAGCGGCGGGCCGTCGTCGGCTTCCGCGAAGCGCAGCCGCGCGAAGCTCTCGCCGCTTTCGACCATCGCCCGCAGCGCGAGCGCCTGGAGGCCGTAGAAGTCGGTGAGGCCCGCGGCGTCGGCGCGGTCGGTCCAGCGGTTCCAGAGCGCGTGCAGCCGATCGCGCACGGCGGCATCGGGATGCATCGAGCGCGGCTTGACGCCGGAGCCGATCGCGTTCGCAACGAGGCCCTGGACGGCGGACGCGACCCACGGGTTGTTGCGCGCGTACCAGCCGGCGCGCCGCGCGGCCATGGTCGCGCCGGCGAGGATCGAGGTGTTCAATGCCTCGATGCCCTTCGCACCCTCCCAGCGCCGGCCGCCGCCGGCTGCATCAAAGGCGCGGCGGCGGGGAAGGCCGAGCACACGGCGAATGGTCGTCCACATGCGCCATGTTCTCGCCCGATCCTCATTTCAGGGACAATTCCGAATGTTCAGGAAACATTTGTATTATTCCGCCAGCCCGATTACAGGCTTTGACGCCGCAGTTCGGCTACTTTGAACGAAGTCCACGCCTGTTCTAGCATCGGCATTAATCGGGTGCGCCCGGCCTGGATTTCCTGTCGGAGGCGGCTGAGTTCGTGCGGCCCCTCTCGCAATGCGCTGATCAAGGATTGCCGGCGGATCTCCAGCTCCCGGTCCATGGCATTGATGTCGCGAGGATCAATCGGCTCATTTGGATTGAAACGAAAATTTCGTTCATGACTACGTCGCCATTGAACTAGCTTGCTTGTTAGAAAATCGCCAAAGCCGGGTATCTGAATGATCCTACGCTCGTTCACATCGGCTGCGGTTTCAATGCCATAGGAAGCGAGCATTGATGTCCGCCCTGGCCCGATGCCTTGGATGGCGGCGCGATCGATCCGAAACCGATCCAAATAGCGTTGCCGTTGCTGCGACTCCCGCTCTGCTTCCAACTTGGCGAGTCGCCGCCGTCGTTCATTCGGTAGATCGACAAGTTGAGCACGTGCTGCTTCCAGACTTTGGCGCTTCTCCGCAAACACAGTTCGGGACGCCTCGCGCCGCCATCGCTCCAAAGCATTTTGCCATTCTGCGTTAGCGGTTGCGTATGCACGCTCGGCGGCAGATCGTTCTTCGACAGATACTCGCGGCCAAACAGCAAAAGCAACTCCGTATGCAAGGAGCGCCATCATTAACCCGCCGTCCTTTGCAAGCGCATTACAAGCAACAAGACCGCTACAGAGGAGCGCCACGCTTGCGACCTTGCGGAAAACCTTGAGGTTGGCGTTGGGCAGATCGAGACCTGTCGGCGGCCTCCATTGGCGTTCCGACGGAAGAGCTGGATCGGCTCCGGGGTCTGGAACAGCAGTAATTGCCTGCCAAAGCGCCCCGATGTTAATGGCGCCGGTTGGGCCTGTGGCAACAATCTGCTGTCCAAATAGCCGTACGGATGATTCCTTTTCGATCATGCACCATGGGCATGCACCGAGTGGCTGCGGATAGTGATGCCAACTTGCGGAGGAACATGCCCGCAGATTCGCCTTGAGCCTTTCAAGTGCTACGATCCAGCTCTTTGCGTCCGGCCGGCCACCATTGCTCGCAGCCCTCCCGAACGATTGCATGAATTTTGAGGCGATTTCGTTGCCCATCGTTTCCAACGGGATCGTTCCGGGCGGTCGTTCCATGCCGTGCCTTGCCCGATCCGGTCCGTACGCAAAGCGATACTCAGCAATTGCTTTCTCAATCGGCATATCGCCGGAGCCGGAATATCGGCCTGCAAACGGGTGCCGACCCATATAAAGCAAATGAAACAGCAAGACAGCCACACCGAAAAGGTCATGATTTCTGGTTCGGACAAGCCCTCTGAATGGGCGGCCTTGCAGTTCTGGAGCGGTGAACAAGCCCACGCCAACATCACATGTGAAGATATTCGGGGCCGTTCCGGTCTGGAAGGAATCACAGTCTATCAGCACCACGGTTCCATCGGGACCGACCAGTAGGTTGCCATGATTCACATCACCTACGATGTGGCCTTGATCGTGAACGACCGCAAATGCTCTGGCGATATTCGCCCCTACATGGACGAGAAACCGAAAATCCGCATCTGGAAACGCATCCCAGCGACTCTTCGGGCTGTAAAGTTCATGGATGTCCCGACGTGCGACAACACGTGGCATCACGAAGCCACGTACCGCGCGCCTCGAATCTAGTAGTAGATCGGTAGGCCAAGCCGCGATCCGCAGCAGGTTCGCGTTTGCGACTTCCGTCATTGCTACTAGCTTCTGAACTTTACGCTGATCGGGTATAGCCAAGTAAATCTTTGCAACTCGGTCAGCCTGTCCCTCAATGGCGAAAACCACGCCCTCTCCGCCCCGGCCAAGTTCCTGCCCAAGCTGCACACTTGCTCGTGCTCGCGCCAGCGCTAGCTTCATGACTTATTCGGCTCGTTCATTCGGCGCGTAGCGAGTATCAATGAAACATCATCGTCAGTTCGAGACCGAACCCGTTCGGACGACAAGAATTGCTCTAGAGCAGCAGAAAGATCATGGATCTCGGCGCTTCCGGCCGATTCGACGAGTGGCGTGAATAGCCCTCGAAAGAATGGATCGTGAACTGACTTGCTCGCGTAATGTACCGCAAGCGGCTCCAAACCATCGCTCATTACCGCGATGTCCGTCACCACGCCAGAAAAGGCCTCGACCTGCATTTGCTCGACTGCAGCGTCGTCCGTCAAAAAATTGGTGGTGTTAGCGTACTCACCTCGTTGCGGCCAGAAAACCCAACTCCACTCGTCGCCGCCGTCGCTCACAACGATCACGCCGTCTCCGATCTGAAGTGCTGCACCGCCACCGTTTTGGGAAAGGACCGCGACCAGCAGAGTGCAGGCGTAACTGCGTAGCGCGGCTCCTTCCTGATTAGCTTCAGCTGATATGGCATCACGCGCCGCGATTGCAGACTCGCGCAAGAGGCAAGCGAAGTCCGTCCTTTTCTCGGCTATCGCTTGCTTCAGATGTGAGATCGTGGTTCGGACCGCCAACTCCGCCCCCCTCTTAGCAAGGGCAGCCGAACCTGCTCCATCTGCAAGAGCTGCTATTAGGGATTGGTCCTCTATGAGTTCGCAGACGAACTCATCTTGGCAAGGGAGTTGCGCCTGTATATGGGACGTGCCGATTGCCTTTGCTGCCGCAAAGCGCCACATTCACTCAATCCGCAACAGCCCATCCGCCGGGGGCTGTAGGATTCACGAGCGGAACCTCTTGCCCAACCTGCGACCTTGAACGACTGCCGAGCGAATTTGAGAGCCATACAAATAGCTCTCTGAACGACAATCCGCGTAGCTTAAGCGGTTGCCGAACTGCAATCTGAGAGAGGCGGGCCATATCGGCGCCATCCACACCGACCGCATAGAATGTCAAGGATTTCGAAGCCTCGCCTTCCCGAATGGCCGCCGTCGCCGCGCTGACATCATCCGTTGGGGCGCCATCGGTGATCATGAATATCCACGGCCGGTAATAGCCAATACCATTTTTCTTGTAAGCTTCCTTACGCTCCGCGACCAAGCCAACGGCGCTCATGATAGCTGCCCCCATCGGTGTATCGCCGCTGGCGGTTAGTGTAGGAGCTTGGAAAGCATCCGCCGTCACAAAATGCTGCACGGTTTGCACCGGGCCGAAGGAGACGATCGCAACCTCCACTCGTTTGGCGGCCATAGCATCGGACCGGAGTTCTTCAGCAAACGTTTGGAGGCCACCGTTCAGCTCGCCAATTTTTGTACCGCTCATCGAGCCAGAAGTATCGAGAAGCAAAATACAAGGGCACCGTGGCTCAGGATTGTTCGCGAACTCAACCTGGTCAAAAGGCACTTGGTCCAGTTGGGTCATTGATCACCCCTCCTTTATTGAGTTGCTTTCCTCTTCTGGCGAGCGCGCCTGCTTGCCGATGTAGCTTTGGTTTCGTTCGCTACCGCCGAAAGACGCCCGTATTCCTCGACCGATAGTACGACTACAACTGGTCGCCCATGCTTTTCGATCACAACGGGCTCAGCTCGTGCGGTATCTACCAGTCGCCCAAAATTGTATTTGGCCTCGCGGGCCGAGAGAGCCTTCATATTCCGTGCCTGGGTTGGACGGCTTATTGTGGCCATAATGGCCGCAACGTCAATGACCGATTTCAGCCCATCCACCGCGAGCGGATCACGCGCGGCGCGTCGGCCGGCCGGGCGGGCGCGGGCGCGCCCTTGCCCGGCACGGCGCCGATGGCGTCAGCCTCTTCGTTCAGCCGCAAGCCCATGCTGATGAGACCATGCAGCGCGGTCATCGCATAGACGGTCGTGTCGAGGGCCTCGTTGCGCTCGCCTTCCCGGCGCGGTTGCCATAGCCGGATCGGCCGCCCACGCTCGAATCGGGTGACGACGCGCTCGGCGGTGAGCTGGCGGAAGAACTCGGCATCGCGCTCCGTGGGAAAGTGGAGCACGCCGGGTCCGGCTTCGGTCAGGCGAAGGCGGGCGAACAGCGCGTCCTTGGCGGCATCGACGCCGATGACGAACAGCGGCGCCTTGCCTTTTGTCCGTGAAGGACGGCGCGGCCAAAGCGGCAGGCCCGGCCCGCCGCGGCCCTTGATTCCCCAAATCCGCCGATGAAGCCGAGTGCGGCAATATTCGTAAGCGGCCTTGGTGTGCTGGCCGCCGGTATCGACCGCGACCGCGCGGATCGAAAGATCGGGGACGGCGCGCGCGTGCGGATAGGTGGCGGCCAGCGCCGCATCGAGGTCGCCCCACACGCGCGGCCCCGACGGATCGCCGAAGATCACGCGATAATCGATCGACCATGCTTCCTCGTCGCGGCCCCAGCCGATCACGTGCAGTTCGAGCCGATCGCCTTGCACGTCCACGCCGGCCGTGAGCAACGCGACCCGCTCGGGCAAGAGCCCGCCCCAATCCTCGCGCCGGGCCATCAACGGCTCGGCGTCGATCACCTCGCCGGCCTGGTCTTCCCAGGTTTCGGCGAGCTTGGTGTTGGTCCAGACCTGGAGCCGCGCCGGATCGCGATGGACCTGCCCGTGCTCGATCGCGATCTCGGCCCACGTCTCGAACGGCGAATAGAGGCTCGACAGGTGGAAGCCGGCGGTCTTGCTGTCCCCGCTCGCGGTCGCGCGCCAGCGACCCGAGGCGAGCAGCGCCGGCTTCATGTGTTCTTCGTGAGCCGCACCGCATTCCGGGCAGACGCGGTGCGCAAGATCGCGGCGACCTTCCGGCCATTGAATCTGCGCCCAGGTGATCGGCGCGAAGCTTCCGCAATCCGGGCAGCGCACCTCGAAGATGCGCTTATCGCTCTCCTCATAGGCCGCTTCGATGCGCGAGAAGCCCTTCAAGGTCGGCGTCGAAACGAGCACGATTTTGCGCCGGCCGCGGAAGGTGACGGTGCGCTGAACCGCCAGCGCAACCGGATCGCCTTCGCCCGAAACGTCGGACGGATAGGCATCCACCTCGTCGAGGAAGAGATAGCGCGCCGGCGTCGAACGGAGGCCGACGCCGGACGCCGCGCCGACCATGACCAGCTGGCCGCCGGGAAAGAGCTTGCGGAACTGGCTGTTGCCCGGCTCTTTCTTTCCCGGCTCGACGACGCGCTCGCGTAAAGCCGGCGAGGCGGCGATCATCGGGTCGATGCGGATCGAGGTGTTGCGGCGAACCGCGTCCATGGTCGGCTGCACCATGAGCATCAGCCCGGGCGCGTGGTGGATGACATAGCCGAGCCAGTTCAGGCCCGCTTCGGTGCCGCCGAGCTGAGCGCCCTTCATGAACACGACACGCTCGGTCGGATCGTTCGCCGAGAGGCAATCCATGATTTCGCGGAGATACGGCGTGCGCGATGTGCGCCAGCGCCCGGGCTCGGCGGACAAGTCGGGCAGAAGCCGATGCTCGTCCGCCCATTGCGAAACGGTGAGCGGCGGTTCGGGCGCCGCGCCCTCGCGCCAAATCTCGTCAACCCAGGCGGAGATGTCATCCATTGCGCAACTCCTGCAATGGAATGCGCGCAAGATCGACGAGGTGTTCGCGCATCAGCCGGTCGAGCGCCGCGAAGGTGCGCGCCGGATCGGCGCCGAGCTCGGCGGCCAGCAATGGCGTCACGCGCGCAACCCACGCCATGTGCGCGTCGCGTTCCGCCTTGGCGCGGGCGAACACCGCGACCTTCACCGCGGAACGGTTCACTAGATCGCCGCGCTCGCGTTCGAGGGCGAGCTTGGCGCGCTGGACCTTGACGATTTCGTGCAGCCGGCGCGCTTCCGCGAGCGAGGGCGTGGCGCCGGCGACACCGCCCTTGCCGCGCCGGTCGGGATCGAGATTGTCCTCCATCCAGCGCAAGCCGGCTTCGACCTCGATCCGGCCGTCGGGCAGCACCGGGAGCCCTTGCGCGATCAATTGCGAGATGCGCCCGCGCGTCAGACCGACCCGTTCGGCGAATGCCGCCTTGGTGACGCTGCCTGCTTCTGAGTCGGCGCCGGCGCCTGCTGCAAGTTTAGGCATTTGCGCCCCCGCAGAACGGCGAACCCTCGCGCCTCCGCCCCCCGCATACGCGCGGCGCCAAGAGGAACCGCGCGGTGTTGCGTTGCGGCGGGTTGCGCCATCGCGCCTGCGCCGAAGGCTTCCGAAGGCTTGGAAGGGGTCCTCCCATATCAACGCTCCGCGCGCGCACGCGCGCGAAATACGGACAATCGGGAAATCCCCTTCGTATCCCTTCGGAGCCGGCGCGATGGTCAGAACACCGGATCATCGATGCCTCCTGGTCCGAAGGGCGAAGGCCGATCGATCAGCCGCACGCCATGGACCACCGCCCGGCGCGTGATCGGGTCATGGCCGCGTTGGAGGCCTCGGGCCGCGAACGCGGTCGAGAACCGCTTGATCGAGCCGGTGAACTCGCCGGCTCGCGCCGACCATTCCGTCCATGCCGAGAAGAGGTCTTTCACCTCGGTCGAGGCGTTCGGATCGTTGGTCGCGCACCGCTCGGCGAGGAAGAGGCCAATGGTGTCCTCGTCGGCGAGATAGCTCGCGGTCGCGGCCTGCACCGCCGGCGGCGGGCTCAAGCCGATGCGCTGCCATTCGAGGCAACCGTCGATCGCCCAGGCGAGGATGCCCGGCCACTCGGCGACGAGCTTCTCGGGGAGGTTCGGGTCGCGTTCGGCTTTCGGGATCGTCACGGTGAACGGCACGAGATTAAAGCGGCGCTTGACCGCTTCGTCCACCGAGCGCAGCGACGGCTTGTGATTGCCGGCGATCATCAGCTTGAAGGCTGGTGTGAAGGTGAAGAAGTCCTGCCGCATGAAGCGGGCGCTGATGGGATCGCCGCCGGTCAATGCCTTGATGCGCGACTCGGCCCAACGCTGCCCTTCCTCGGTTTCCTGGGCGATCACCGCACGGGCGCCGCGCAGCATGGCAAGGTCGGTCGGGTGCCGGTCGCCGTGCGAGGCGGTGAAGGTCTCCATGGCGGCGACCTTGGCGTAGTCGCCGAGGATCGCGGCCCACGTGTTGAGGAACACGCCCTTGCCGTTGCCGCCGGTGCCGTAGAGGAAGAACAACGCGTGATCGCGGATCGAGCCGGTGAGCGAATAGCCGAGCATGCGACGGGCGAAGGCGATCAGCGCCTGGTCGCCGGCGAACACACGATCGAGGAAGGCGAGCCAGGTCCGGCATTCGCCGCCGGGCGCGACCGCGGTGATCTTGGTGATCCGATCCGCCCGGGCGTGGGAGCGCGTCTTGCCGGTCGCAAGATCGACGGTGCCGCCCGGCGTGTTGAGGAGCCAGGGATCGGCGTCCCATTCGTCGGTAACGGAAGCGTGCCGGCGATCGGCGCGCGCCAGCCGCTCGATTGCCGCGACGGTCTTGGCGCTCGCAACCGAGGCGGCGAGTTTAGCCGGGCCTTTGGCATCGATGATCTCAGCGGAAGCCTCGCGGCCGACGTGCCGCGCAAGGTCGAGCGCGCATTGCGTTTCGTCGATCTCCCAGCGGCGGCCGTTCCAGATCAGCCACCGGCCCCAGAGATTGACGAAGCGTAGCTCGTGCTCGTGGCGCCCGGTGAAGTGCAAGGCGAGCGCGTCATCCGAATAGGCGGCGGGCCGGTCGTCCGCGCAATCGGCATCGCCACCGCGTGCGATCAGGTCGTCGAGGAGCGAGTGAAGATCAGCCATGCGCACGCTCCTCGCGTTGCCGGCGCCGGCCGGCGAACTCGCGGCGCGCGATGCTGGCGACGGTTGAGACGACTTCGAGATCGGGCAAGGGCGGCCGGCAGCGCGCGGAGTTGAAGGCGAGCACGAGGTCGAGACAGGTGTGCGGATCGATGCGCCGGCCGAGCAGGAGGCCTGCAAGCCTCGCGAGCGCGATGTTGCGTTCGCCTTCGCCGACCGGCTCGGCAAGGCGCGCGCGCCAATCGGTTTGCACGCGACCGATGTTCAGCGGCCCGGTCTTCGCCAGCGTCGGTTCGTCAACGACGTTCAGAAGCCAGGGCGGAAGCGGCGCAAGCGCAACCTCGTCGGGATGGTGATCGACCGAGATGGCGTAGGGCCGGCCGCCAATGTGGAGCGACGGCGGCGCGACGATGTAGCCGCCATCACCGCGCACATCGATGCCTGGGCCGATCCGGCCGGCGCTGTTCTTCACGAGGCCGCCCGGATGGCGAAAGACGATGTGCTCGCCGCCGCCGCCGGTGAGGAATCGCCACGTCGCCGGCAGCGGCCCGTGTTCGGCTTCGAGCGCGGCCAATGCTTCCTCGCCGCCGTGGCGCGGATCGATGTCGAGCACGACGATGCCGCTCGCGGCGCCGGTGGCGATACCGATGTTCCAGCCCTCGCGCTCTAACCAAGCCGCAAGCACGTTCGGATCGCGCGACGCATCGAGCAGCCCGCGCGGCGCCAGGCGTCCGACCGGATGCTTCGCCGGCGACGAGCAGTCGGCCTTGCCGCACGAGCAGCGCAATCGGCCGCCGTAATCGACCGGGCGATGCAGCGGCAGCACCGCGAGCCCGAGCCCGGCATAGCGCAGCGCATGGGCGTGAACGCTTTCCGTCATGCGCGGCCCGCCTCGACCGTCACCAGCAGGATCGGCAGGTTCGGGTTCGCGGCCTGGATGAACTCGACCCAGGCGATTTCCTGTTCGGGCCGCGTTTCGGCGATGACCACGAAGCGCCGGCCGAGCGCCGCCAGGGTGCTCATGGCGGCATAGACGTGCTCGGGCGGCGCGCTCGAAATGACCGCTGTTTCGGTGGCACGCTGGAACAGGCGGCGCATGGACGGCCGATGGAAGCCATCCGGCCCGAGCGCGCGGTCGGTGTCGTCGCCGATGATGACGATCGAAGCGTCCCGCGCTTCGTCGAGCGCCTCGTCCAGGCTATCCCGGCATTGCGGCGCTATCAGCACGCTGACGCCGAAATCGCGCACCGCCTCGAACACCGGATTGAGGTGCGGCGCGCGCATGTTCTTGCCGATGATCTCGGAAATCCGCTCGCGGGTGACGGTGAAGTGCTCAGCGGCCATGGCGGCCCTCCTGTTCTTCGATCCACGCGAGGATGGTGCTGCGCCGGGCGGCGATCTGGTTGCCAAGCCGGAAATGCGGCAGCGGGCGCTTGCAGCCGGCGGTGGTCAGGTAATAGACGCGGCGTTGAAAGCGCTCGTCGTCCGATCCGTAGATGAAGCGGGCGAGCGCGGCGGCGCCGACGATCAGGTCGGACGCGATGGAGGGAGGGCGCGCGGTCATCGGCCCCTCCGGACGCGCGGAGCCGCCGGCGTGCGATCGGCCTCGCGCTCGTTCTTGACGAGCCATTCGCGCACCGCCTCGACGCGATAGTAGATGCGCCGGCCGAACTGGACGTAAGGCGGCGCCTGGCGCAGCTGGCGGTCGCGCTGGCAGGTGCGAAGGCTCACGCCGCGCCGGCGGGCGTATTCCTCTTCCGACACATAGCCCGCGAGAAAATCCGGCTCGCCGGCGGTCGCGTCGTTCGGCGAAATCGTCTGGTCCATCGCGCTCCTCTCATCGCTGCGCGGCGCAGCGCGCCGCTTCGTGACGGAAGATGCCGATGGTTTTCGCCGGCCGACATTAGGGAGCGGCCGGCGTTATCTAGTGAGCGAAAACGGCTCAGTAGTCAGTCGATGGGGACCGGCGCGCGATAGGCGCGGGCGATCTCAAGCAGGCGGGCATCGAAGGGCGCCGGAACATAGGGCGTCGGTTCCCATTGCTTCTCGTCCGGCAACAGCCACGCCTCGGCCCTGTCGAGGATCGGCTGGCCTTTCGCCCGCGGCGGCGCGTAGGCGAGCCCGAACTCCTGATAGGCGTCGGCCGTCGCCAGGAAGCCGGGAAACTCCTCGTTGAGCCGGCGCTCCATCTCGGAGGCGACGCGATCGGGTGCGCCGCCCGCCTCCATGCACTCGATGAAGATGTCGAACAGGGCGGCGCAGAAGTGCGCGACCGGCTTATAGGTCGTCCACGCCCGACGAAGATCGTGGCTGTTGCGTGGGACCATCGGAAGACCAGCGCGCTCAATGACGAACACGGCCTTGTTGACGCTCGCGCCGCCGGGCAGGTCCGCATGGTGCGCCGCCATGCGCCGGACGAACGCGAGGATCAGGCCGGCGGCGAACCAGGCGGGGACGCGCTCCATCATCTGCTGCTGATATTCGGCAAGGCTCGGCGCGCCGGCGACCGCCATGAAGCCGCCGCCCTCCCGGAACCAGCCGCCCACGGTCATTTCGGCATGGTGCCAGCTCTCCAGTTCCTCGACGGCGGCGATGGTATCGAACCAGCCCTGCGCCTGGGCCGGATCGGGCAGCTCTTTGGCCGCGTGCTCGAGCTCGCCGAGGTGCCGCGCCATCACGGTCGCAAGATAGCGCCGGCGGGCCTCGGCATCCTTCGGCCATGCCATGGCCGAGCGCACCGCGATCTGCGCGCGGTAGCAGCCGCCCGGCGCCGAAATGTCTCCCAGTTCAAGCAGCGGCAT